TGTCAAGAGATTACATTACCTACAAAACCTATTAGTCATCCAGATGATGAAGATGGAGAGATTGCACTTTGTATTTTATCTGCAATTAATGTAGGTTCAATTAAGTTAGATGAACTTGATGAACTTTGTGAATTATCAGTTCGTGGATTAGATGAATTAATTGATTATCAAAAGTACCCAGTTAGAGCTGCAGAGATATCAACTAAAGCAAGAAGAAGTTTAGGAATAGGATACATTGGTCTTGCACATTACCTTGCAAAGAACAAGGTTAAATATGGTGATGAAGAAGCACATAAATTAGTTCATGAACTTACAGAAAAGTTTCAATTTGGGTTACTAAAAGCATCTAATCAACTTGCATCAGAAAAGGGTGCATGTGAATGGTATAACAGAACAAAGTATTCAGAAGGATTACTACCTATTGATACTTACAAGAAAGATGTAGATGAAATCACTCCACATGTCCTTACAGAGGACTGGGAGAAGTTAAGAACATGTATTAAGGTACATGGGTTAAGACACTCAACATTGAGTGCTCAGATGCCCTCAGAGTCCTCTAGCGTCGTTTCTAACGAAACAAATGGGATAGAACCACCTAGAGACTACCTTTCTATCAAAAAGTCCAAGAAAGGGCCTTTAAAGCAGATTGTACCATCATATCAGAAACTACAAAACTTCTATACACTTTTATGGGATATGGAAGATAATGATGGGTATATTAAAGTAGTTGCAGTAATGCAGAAGTTTTTCGACCAAGGCATAAGTGGTAATTGGTCGTATAATCCAGAAAATTATGATGATAACGAAGTTCCTTTGTCAGTGATGGCAACAGACTTATTAAAGACATATAAATATGGATGGAAGACATCTTATTATCAGAACACATATGATATGAAAACAGATGAAGTAATTGAGGTTCAAGATGAACCACTTCCTTTAGGGGAAGATTTAGAAGATGAGGATTGTGAGGCATGCGCCATATAGAATTTGCAAGAAGAAGTAAAGAAGAAAATCAAAATAGGAAAATTGATAGACATAAGTTCTACGAAAAAGAAAAGAATCGGATTCAAGCAACTTATATAAATTATAATGATACTGCAAGAAAAGAAGTTTTCAACCCAGATACAGACCATCCAGAAGATGCACCAGAAATAACCAAAGAAGGTTATTCATTTGCAAAGAACAGATTCTTCGTTGCAAGGAATTTCTTTGATGAGACACATATTGAGTGGACTCGTCACATGTTTAAATTCCAAGAAAAAAGAAAACAATATTATCGTGAAGAACACATAATATCAGAAAACTTTGATGATAAGGGTTCTGGTTTAGATTCATGGGTGAGTAAAGGAATGCCATTTCCTAACTATGGTGAAACTATTCTTTTGATGTATCAAAAGAAGATTGAAGACCTATTTGGTTTTAGATTAGTACCAACATATTCTTATGGAAGAACATATGACAGACATTCAAGATTGTTAAGTCATACTGATAGACCATCGTGTGAGATTAGTGCAACCTTCCCTATTGCATATCAAACCGATGATAGTAAGACATGGAAGATTTGGGTTCGTAATGATATGAATTATTGTGGAATGGCAAACAAAGAATCATGGGACTTAACAATGGGAAGTCCTTTTGATGAAAGAGAGAATTGTATTCCAGTAGAGTTGGAGCCAGGTGATGCAATGTTCTATCAAGGAAGTAATGTAATTCATTGGAGAGAAAGACTTGCTGGTGAGAGTGCAAGACAAATCTTTATACATTATATTCATAAAGATGGCCCAATGTATAGAGACTTTCCTGCTCTTGCATATGATGGTAGACCATCGATATATCATGGAACAGGAAGTAAGACAGGAAGAGCATGGGATGATGCAAATAACAAACTACAACATCCAGCAGAGTATTGGAGATATGGAAACGCTGCATTAACAGACCCCATCACAGGTAAACCATGTGGTAAAGGACACGAGAAATATGAGTAAAGTTTTTAATAGAAATAAAGTAAACTTTTTAAAGAATCCAATCTTCTTTGGAGAGGAACTTAATACCCAACGATATGATGATTTTAAATATCCCATATTCGACAAACTCACACAAAGACAATTGGGTTACTTCTGGAGACCAGAAGAAGTTTCTCTTCAAAAAGATAGGAACGATTACAATGAACTAAGTAAAGCACACAAACATATCTTTACTAGTAATCTAAAGTATCAAACACTACTAGATTCAGTTCAAGGTAGAGGCCCTGCAACTGCATTACTACCTTTCTGTACTCTTCCAGAGTTAGAAGGATGTATCATTGCATGGGACTTTATGGAGACCATCCATAGTCGTTCCTACACTTACATGATAAAGAATCTGTATGCAGACCCAACAAAGATATTTGATACAATTCTAGATGATGAGAAAATCATTGCAAGAGCAGAATCAGTAACAAAAAGATATGATGAGTTCATTGACTATGCACAGAGATATAGTTTAGGATACAAAAAAGATGAATATGAATTAAAGAAAAAACTATATCTTGCACTTATAAGTATTAACATACTTGAAGGTATTCGTTTCTTTGTATCATTTGCATGTACTTTTGCATTTGGTGAAATGAAAAAGATGGAAGGTTCTGCAAAGATTATTAGTCTGATTGCAAGGGATGAAGCTCAACATCTTGCAATTACACAACACATTCTAAAATGTTATCAGAATCAAGAGAAAGATAAAGTTATGTTAAAGGTCATGAAAGATTCTGAACCAGAAGTCTACCAGATGTATGAAGAAGCAGTAGAAGAAGAAAAGGATTGGGCAGAATATCTATTCATGCATGGTAGTATGTTAGGATTATCTACAACACTTTTGAGTCAATATGTAGAATACATTGCAAACAGAAGACTTCGTGCAATTGGTTTGAAACCTATATATGATGTATCAAGTAGAACAAATCCATTGCCTTGGACACAACATTGGTTGACATCAAAGGGTCAACAGAATGCACCTCAAGAGACAGAGATTGAGTCTTATGTTATAGGTGGAATTAAACAAGATATTAAAGAAGATACCTTTGAAGGATTTAAGTTATGATAGAAATATATTCCAAACCTTCATGTCCTTATTGTGTAAAAGCAAAAAACTTATGTGAACAACAAGGATATGAATACACATATAAAATGCTAGATGAAGATTTTACAAGAGAAGAACTCTTTGAAATATTTCCTGGCGCAAGAACATTTCCACAAATCAAAATTGATGGTGAAAACATTGGTGGTTACCAACAACTAGAAGAGTGGCATAAAACTGATTGGAACGATAAGTAAGGAGAAACAATCATGCAAGACCCAGAAAATGTAAGGTCTTTTTATTGTATGGAGTGTGGTGCAGAAGGTGATGTTGAACATGAATTGGGTGATGGATATGAAGTTAAATTTTGTCCATTTTGTGGTTCAGATTTAGACATTGAAGATGATTTTGATATCCAAGAAGAGTTAGATTTTGATGAATAGACAAGTAATTATGGATGCATTAAAGACATCTAAAGTTAAGATAGACTTTAGGTCTCTAACCTCTGGTAGAAATATCACAGGGATTTATGAAGGTCATCAAGCAAAACAACATACACATAGCAATAAGGTTGTAGTTTGGGATGTTGTTAATAAGAAATGGGATGACATTGAATGGGAAACAATTATATCATGGGAACGAGTGAGTGAAACCACAGTCAGCTAAAGCAAAAGGTCGTAATCTACAAAAGTGGACTAGAGAAAGACTGATAGAAGAATTAGATATCCATCCAGAGGATATCAAATCTACTTCTATGGGAGCAGGTGGTGAAGATGTCATTATGGCAAGAGCTGCACGAGAGAAATTCCCATATTCAATCGAGTGTAAAAACCAAGAAAAACTAAACATTTGGTCAGCATATGACCAAGCAGAATCCAATTCTGGAAACTACGAACCCCTCGTAGTCATTAAAAGAAATAGACAAAAACCTCTGGTCGTTCTAGATGCAGAGTATTTCATGAAACTCCACAAAAATTAAATTTGACACATAGGTACTTATTTTGATATACTTACATAGTAGGTTGATTTGGAATAGAGGTTCGTTACCTTTCAACTAGAGTTGCTACAAGAACTAATAACGATAGTGAGTCAGAAGTCCAACAACTAGAAACCCCTCGACACTGCTGAAGAGTATTGAATGGAGAGGGGTTTTGCTATTGACACATAGGTACACTTTTTGATATACTAGTAATATAGTAAAAAAAGGAGTAAATTATGCTAGAATTCAATAAAGATAATATAAGTTATGAAGTCACAGATAGCTTCATAGGTGGTTCATTAAAAGGAACAGTCTTTACAACTTATGGTAAACTAAACGAATTGTTTGGTAAACCAACTCTCAGTGATGCAACTCCAACTGAAAAGGTTAACATGGAGTGGGTCATTGAAGGTAAAGTTCATTTCACTGATGAAGATGGTTATGAAGATTGGGACTATGTAAAAGCAACAGTCTACAACTGGAAAACAGGTTCAGTCCCTTTGGGTGAATATGGTTGGCATATAGGTGGTGACTCTTATGAGTCAGTAGAACTTATTGATGCAATAGTTAACAACGAAATCAAAGCAGAATATAACTGGGTAGATTAATATGATTGTGATTTATTGTGAAGGCCCTCGTGGTGGTCGACTCAAGGATGAAGAACAAATTATAGAGTATGTTGATATTGCATGTAATGAACTAAAGATAACGCATGGGTTGATTGATGTTGTTGTTTATAATAAGTTCCCTAGTGATTATCATGATTGGTTAGGGTGTTGTTATGGAAACTTGGATGATGGGATTGTAATTGAACTTACAAGAAATCAAGAAGATATGTATCAGACCCTTGCACATGAAATGATTCATGTTAAACAATTCCTTAATGGTGAATATCCATCAGAACGAGAAGCAAAGAAATTAGAATTTGAATTACACGAAAAGGTGAGTAAACTATGTACACATATTTAAAAGAGATAACAGACTGGAGTGATTCCAGTTGCAATGTCCCAAATCATACTTACATATTCAATGAAAAGAATCTGAATGTAGGTTACATTAAAACAGGAACAAAGGAAGAAATCTTTTACAAGAAGCCTTCTAAGTTATTTTCCAAATCAAGAAGGAGATTTATAAAACTTGACAGATAGGTACAAGTTAAAGTATAATAGAATTATGACATTACAAGAAATGATAAACAATTACAAAACCTTGACTGAGGAACAACAAGCTCATGTAGATGCAGCTCTTGATTCACAATCAGATGAGGGTTTATGTGTTTGTGGAGAACCAATGGGTTCTACCAGTGAGTGTTATTCTCACATGACACAAGGCATATAACAGTTACGAAGAGACTACAACATAGCAGTTGTATATTGGATTAATTCCTAAAGGTGCTGATGATAGGGTTTACTCTCTCCTTTCCCATCATCGTAGTCTCTTCACCTTTTTAAAGAGAGATAGAACAGGAGAATAATGGCAATAAGAAGTAAAGCATTTTCAACATCACATGTTGGGTCACGAAAGACTTCATCACAAGGACAAGGTGGTAGAGGTCGTAGAGTTAAAATAGGTATGTCTACGATGAATAAATCGAAGAAGCGTTCATATAAAAAGTACAGAGGACAAGGTAGATGAGTTTGAATCCATTTAAAAGATTGTATAAGAAAGCACTTGATACAACTTTTTCTAAACAAGAGTTAGAAAACTCTACAAGGATATTTAAATCTGCAACACCAAAGTATACCTTTGACTGGTATCTTAAGTGGGTTGCATCTGTATTTGTATTAGCTGCAATGGCATTAAGAGGAGTTCCAGAGTTTCAGATGTGGGACTTAATGCTTTCTACTATTGGAGTGACTCTTTGGTTATGGGTTGCAATTATATGGAAGGATAGAGCATTAATTCTATTGAATGGTGTTGGTCTTTTATTTTTAATAAGGAATCTTGCAATAGCATGGGTACAATAAATTTAGGGAATAGTCTTAGGTATGACATGACAGGTCGTAAAAGGAAGACTAAGAGTTTAAAAACTAAGAAGAAGTGTCATACTATGTCATACTCATCCCTCAAAACACCACAACATGTTTTGGATAGACAAAAAGAAATAGAAGAACATAGGAAGAAATATCCATCGTATGGAACAGGTACAGGATATTCACCTCAAGAAGACAAGTCGTGGAAACAAGAAGAGTCTAAGAAGTTCACAGTTGCACCAGCATATAACAAGGGTGCATATCAAGTAATACCAAGAAAGGATGTAAAATGGATTGGGAAATAGTAAACCATATCTTTGCATTAGTCATTACAATTGCTATGGGTATTTTTGCATGGGAATCAACTAAAATAGTTGCTGAACAGAAAAAAAGAAGACCATATGATAAATATGATGTAAAATATAGTGACAAAGATAATACTTAAAAGTTATAAAATTATAAGTAATTAATATGAAAAGGAGAAAACAAAAATCTCTGGATGAAATACATTATGGCCCAGAACCTCATGCAGAAGATACCAGAAACGAACATGCATGTTTGAATTGGTATAATTACATGAGTGATAATAAATCATGTGGTGAATGGTTGTCAGAATGGATGAAAGAAAGAGGGTACGAAAAAGAACATTATATGGGTGTCAAAAGACTATCCTATGTTCCTAGAACTGCAGCTGCACTTGCAAGAATGCAAAGTATAGCAGTACCTTGTATGTTTAAGGATAACTTATTAAATCCACAATCAACTGCATTCATTAAAGAACATGTTAAGAAATGTATTAATGATATCAAATCTGCAAAGTCAATCAAAGAAGACTTTTACAAAACTAAGAAAAGTAAACCAAAGTTATCAATCCAAGACAGAATTCAAAACAAAGCAGATGAATATGCTGGTGAGATTGAGTATAAACTAGACTGTTATCTTGACAATCCTAAAAAGAATACATTTGATGTGTTTACTTACTTAACAGAAGAACAAGTATCAGGCCCAGTTGCAGTAAAAGTGGGTGACAATTTTCACAATTTAGAAAAAGAATTACAAGAAGCATTAGAAGGTACATGTGACCAACTCAAAGAAGCATATTCATACTTATCAAAGAAGGGGTTGAAAGACTATTACAAGTTTGTTGCTAGTATTACAACAGGTTGTGACAAGTATGCAGATGGTAAAAAGAAACAAAGAAAGACTAGAAGGAAAAAAGTTTATACTGCAACTGAACAAACAAAGAAGATAAACTACAAAATAACTGATACAGAGTATCATCTTACATCACTTAACCCAGAGTTAATCGTGGGTGCAATGCAACTATGGACATTCAACACTAAGACCAAAGAAGTCACAAAGTTTGTTGCAGAGGATAGAGGTGGACTTGGAGTGAAAGGTACAACAATTCAAAAGTTTAACAATCTTAGTGCTATGAAGAAAATAGGAAATAAGACAGAATATTTCCTTGACAGAATCCAAGAAGGTGGTAAAATAGTATTAAGTAAAGTATTAGATGAAATAAACACAAAATCATCTAAACCTACAGGAAGAATAAACGAACACACTATATTATTGAGAACTGAATGATTTTAATTGACCTAACACAGGTTCTAATTGCATCTCTCATGGCACAGACCAGAGGTGGAAGTGAACCCATTGATGAACCCCTAGTAAGACATATTGCATTGAGAAGTCTCTCAATGTATCGTAAGAAATACCATAAAACATATGGAGAGTTAGTCCTTGCAGATGACTCTCATAATGTATGGAGAAAGGATATATATCCCTTCTATAAAGCAAATCGTAAGAAGAGTAGAGACTCAGGCTCAACAGACTGGGGTCTTATCTTTGATTGCATAACAATCATTAGACAAGAATTAAAAGAAAATTTCCCTTATAAATATATAAACATATCAAGATGTGAAGCAGATGATATCATTGGAGTACTTTGTGAAAAGTATGGTGATATTGAAAACATCATGATTGTTAGTGGAGATAAAGACTTTCAACAACTTCAAAGATATAGTAAAGTAAAACAATACTCACCTATAACTAAGAAGAATATAAAACTAACAAAGGAACAAGCAGAAGAGTATCTTGTTGACCATGTAATAAGTGGTGATACTGGTGATGGTGTTCCTAATGTTCTATCTCAAGATGATTGTTTGGTCGAGGGTATTAGACAAAGACCTCTCTCAAAGAAGAAGAGGGACTTAATCAAAGACCCATTGGTTGCAAATGATGATGAGGTAGATAGAAACTTACAAAGGAATAGGAGTCTTATAGACTTGACCTATATACCTAATGAGTATAAAGAAAAAATCCTACATGAATATGATACTGTAGAAGTTGCATCCAGAGCTGGATTACTTACTTACTTTATCAATAACAGATTAATGGATTTAGAAGAAAGTATTGGAGACTTTTAATTATGGCAAAACGAGGAAGAGGAAGACCTAAAGGGTCACTCAATAAAAAAACTCTAGAGAAGTTAGATACAAGTTCTAATGGAATCAAAGAAGAAGATATTGGTGTAGATGCAAATGGTTCACCAGTAGTTGAATCTCTAGGTGAAACACAAAAGACAGTTCTGAAAGGGCCTGATATGGAAGAGGCACATAAGATTGCAGATGCAGTTATATCTCAGTCTGAAACTACAGGAACTATCGAGGTTGAAAAACCTAAATGGTCACCAAAGAAACTTCCAAGAAACCCAAGTATTGTAGAAATATTAGGATTGGTTGAAGAGACTAAAGGTAAACAATCAAAAGTTGATATCCTAAAAGAATATGTAGGAAGAGCAGATGTTAAGTATGCACTTAAGGCTGCATTTGACCCTAGAGTCGAGTTTACTTTACCAGATGGATTACCAGACAATGTAGTTATTGGAGACCCAGATACACCAGTAGGTGCAATGGATATGGCTCCAGAAAGATTCATTCGTATTTATAAAAGAATGCAGTATTGGGTAAAAGGTGGTCTTGCAAATAGTACAAGTAAACAATCAAAACAGGAAGAAATCTTTTTGAATACTTTAAGGTCTCTTGAGAAATCTGAAGCAGAATTCTTAATGGAAATAAAAGACAAGAAAATGCCTTTCAAGTCAGTCACAAAAGAAATTTGTGAATTGGCAGGTTTTGACCTAACTCCTAAGTAGTATTGATATAAATACTACTATGGAAAAAACAATCAACAAACTAGGACTTACTGATTCTGAAAGAGCAATTAACTACACTGATAATGGTGCAGTTAGGATTGCAGAAATCAGACATTATGACCCAGTAATGGGATTGTTAAAAATTGTTGACCCTATGAATAATATTACACATGAAATGATTTATAGTTCAACATCTAAGAATTGGTTCGTGCCAGGCACAAGTATTACTTGTGACTATAATGCAGAAGAACCAGTAGTTAAACAGACTGATGCATGGAGTGGTTCTATTCCAACAACAGTCAAAAGATTCCCATCTAATCCTTTGGACTAGATGTACAATATTATTATGGAGATATTATGGAAAATGTAGAATCAGTTGATTTGATGCAAACTCAAATTTTGGGTTTGAAAGAGTTGGCACAAATGGTTGCAGTTATTGATACAGCTGCCAGTCGAGGAACTTTTAAAGCAGAAGAGTTCTCAACAATCGGAAGATTAAGAGAAATCATTATTGCAGAAAGTCAAACTCAAGCACAACTCAGACAACAGGCTGCACAACAACCAGTTCAAGAACAAATGAATCTTGATGGTGGTAAAACAGAAGGTAATGAATCTGTAGAACCAGTTGTTGATGCAAGAGAAAAACTTAAGAGAAGTAAAGGTAAGAAGTAATGGCAGATAGTTTCGATTTTGGTTTCACTGCTGTAGACCAAGATGAACTCACAACAAAGACTGGGGAAGCTGCAGCTCTCAATGAGAAG